TTCTACGAGTGCGCCGATGCCGTAATGGTTGTGGCCGTTGTTGTATAGGGCGTAACACATTTTGGTGAGTCGTTCTATAACCCACGGGTTTGCCTCTTTGAACGCTTCATACTTGAGCCGTTCGGCCGGAACTTCGGGAACGTCTAGTTCCGCTAATAGTGATAGTTGCATCTTTCCTCCTGAGTCGGGTTTCCGAGGTCGGGAGTAGGTTTACCGACTCAAAGGTCGGTAGTCAAGTCATTGCCCAAAGATCGTTTTGAAACTCTGGTCGACTAGGGCCACACTGTCGGCGTGAGCAGGGTCTATTTCAATGTGGGTCCAGTCGGCTCCAGGGGTGCCACCGTTGGCTTTGTCGGTCCAAACCTTCCAGGCGTCGCGGTCGCATCTCCAGCCCGCACCCCATTTGCCACACTTTAGAGGGACGCCTACACCGTCGTATGAGTGCAGCTCTTCCAAACCGAGGATGTCGGCGTGAGCGACTAGAAACTCGTTCAAGGCTTTGCGTTGCTCAACCGTTCCCTTTAGATCTATTGCTCGCCAGGTGGCGTGCACGGACTTTTTAGAGGGGTCTGATCGCATCCCACGGTCAGCATAGATACCAATGTTTTTGACACCGAACAGAAATTCGCAGTAATCCAAAAATTTGAGGGTTCCCATACGGCGGGTGTTGCCTCGAGCGTCGGTTGATCCTGTGTATTTACGGCTGGTCATGGTGTTCCTTGTCCTTCATTCCATTTGCCGAAAGCACTCCTGTGAGGCTTCCTGTCAAAAACAACATCATTGGTTTGAGTAAATCCCATGCTGAAATATCGTTGGGGGAGACGTCTACCGGCTGTGTCACGAATAGGAGGCCGTAGAGCAGAGCTGCGGTACTGAGCACAAAAGTGATCGCAAGGGTGACACCGACGACCAAAATAAGTCGGGCTTTGATTTCTGAGTTGGTCATGCGTTTCATTTGTGGCACCTTGACTCGACTGTTGCGGTCCTACATGTTTCTCGAGTGCGGTCGTTACAGCTGGTGACAACAAACATTAGGGCTATGGCTAGTCCTGCGATCACGGCCAGAGTTTTCATGGTGTATCTGGTAGGTCGGCTTGCGGTCCTGCTGTCCATGTTGCTGGGAAGTCCCGTAAGGCTTGGCGATAGGTCGCCCATGCCTGAGTGTCGCAGGATGCGTCAGGTAGTTGTGTCCAGTCGGATTCTTTGAGTAGGCGGTCACGGTGTAGGCGCATACGTTCATGCCACCATTCGACAGGTACTTCGTCGGGGTCAAGTGTGGAAGTTAGGTCATGGTTCATTGTTATGCCGCCTCGTAAATAAATGCAAACCTAAATTGGTCTGCGGATGCCAAAGTAACTGGAACAGTTGATGAGAATTGGCCTTGTGCGTTGCCGATACGAAACTCAAAAAGGCTAGTAGTGGCTTGTGTTGCTAAACCTGTGTAGGCGACATAGCCCGCTGAAGCATCTAATAATGTGGCGTAACCCACTGCGCCGTTTGTTGCAACCATAGTTCCAAAAGGTAGCGATATCCGGTAGGTGCCTGTTCCAAATGTGGTTGTAGAACCAACAATTATTGACATTTGACCTATGACAGTTTTGTTAATGCGGGCGTAACTTCCAGTAATTGTTCCGTTGCCAATAACGGGGTTGGTCGTTGAGCCAGTCCAAACGGGTGTCCATGATTCCCATGCGGCCCCGATGCTTTGAAGCGTCGTAGCAGGAAGCACCGCCCCCGACGAAATCCCCTGTGCTGTCCACTGTGTAGCCATAATGTTTTCTCCTTTATGCAAGTTTATTGGTATCAAGTAACCCGTATGTTGAACTATTCAATTCAAACGACTGATTATCAATACCTGAAACGACTGTAAGTTCAATTCGAGTGTCTGAAGGTGTAATTATGATCTTGCGTCCAGTGGTTACAGTCATAGTTGTTTGAGACGAAGCCATGCCCGCACCTTTGTAAGTGACATTTTGTCGGTTCCATAATGCTGTTTTTGCGGATAGCAGGCGGACAAAAGCCTGCATAGCGACGCCGTCGTCTACAGCTAATGCTTTAAGTGCTGAATAATTAGAAATTACTCTTCGTGGTATGTAACGAATATCGCCGTATCTGTTTGCCCAAAAATTTGCAACTGTTTTCATGAACTGGTTGGTGGCTATATTTCCCCCAAACGCAACTGCTGGGGCACATGATGAATAAGTTCTTGATCGTACTCCGTACTTGTCTTCTGATGACGTGTTATCAACTGTTACTGGTTGAACAGTTAAGTTGGCTTGAGTGCCGTATGCGTAACAACTATTTGTCAAAGTATCCAAAGTAAATCCGACGTCAATTTGGTTTATTGGTAATTGACCTGATGTTAAGGAAGTGCCGTCACCGACAAAATTACTTGTATAGGCATTTGTTGTTCTGTTTAGTGGCGAATCAATCACATAGCCGTTCCAAATCCATTCATCTGAAGTGATTTGGTAATCGGTCATAAAAACTGTTGCAGGGCCAGTCGGGAGGATGTTGTTGTTTAACCAGTCACCAACAGTTCCTTGTAACAAACCGTAAATGTAAATTGCTGTTATTTGATCAGTTGCACAAGTTAAGTTGAATTGACTTCTTTTTGAGGTTGTCGACCCCATAAACGGAGTCACTGCGTACCCAGCAGTCGAACCGTATGGCGTAAATGAATTTATTAAATCTGAAATCCAGTTTTCTGATACATCAGATTGTTGCAATTGATTTGATGTTCTGCCACACACTGTCAAAATATCAAGTCCGGTTATATAGACTTTTGATTCTTTGATAGATGTTTGATCAATTGTAAAATCTTGTAATAAACCAACAAATGCGTATTCGGTTAGACTTCCACCAGTGCAAGAAACAATGATTGCCTGCTTAAACCAGTCAGTTGAACCGTAGGTTCCTGTTCCACTAGGAGTAAAAATCCCTGTGTTGTTGTTCAAAGTTATTGAACAACTTGTTCGGCCCGCTGCACCTATTCCAGCGTTCATATCTATAGAAATATCAAACACATAACTGGTAATGTCGTACAAGCCGCCAATATCACCAAATTGAACTTTCCAAACAAGGTTAAAAGCCATTAGAAACGCACACCTGAAGTGGTTGCTAAAGCTACCGAACCATTATTGCGCACCCATTTCTGTATGGCCGCAACCACATCGTCAGGATTCGCGCTAGTGACGTTCACTGTGATCGTGTTGCCACCCATCGCACCGTTAGGCGTGATGTTCCCAGACGACGACGGTGTGAACAGTTCCGGTCCCTTTTCGCCCACTAAGTAACTTTGACCCATTGCCACGGGACCCCCTGAGGCTCTTGCGCCACCCGATATGCCTGCAAGGGTTAAAGCATCAAAAGCACTTTTGCCACCGTACTCGGCACCTCGAGCAAGATAGCCAGCCAACTCAAGAGCGGCCGCTGGGCCCTGCGTCTTGTACCTAATCAAAATTTCTTTAGACGAAATGTCGTCCATGTTGCCAGAGATTGCCGACAACATTCCAGCAAAAGCGGCGGCCTGTTGTTCGTAGGCGTCTATGTCGGCTTGCGCCCCGGTACCAAAAGCAAGTTTAGCGGCAGCTTCTAATTCGGCAAGTTTAGTTTTTGCGTTATCTAGCGCGACTTCCTCATCAAGTGAATCGGTCAAAACTTTCCATGCGGTATCAGCGTTTATCAAAGCAACAGTCGCATTTCTTGTTGCTTCAGTAAAATCGTTTAATGGATTGCGGGCGTCTTTAATTGACTGCCTAAAATCGTCGGTATCCTCGCGTGCATCTTTGGCGCTTTGGATATAAGCACCCATTTGGTCTTTAGCGAACTGCAGTGGGTCCTCAGAAGTAAATGCTGTAACAATGGCTGTGCCAACATTGACGATCCCTGTCACTAAAGGGATGAGGTCTTGACCAGCAGAATACTTGAGTTTTGTCCAAGCGTCACCAAGGTCGTTTGTGGCGTCACGATAATCTTTTGCTTTTTGAAGTTCCTCTGCAGAAATGACTTGTTGATTAGAAACTCCGCGCAGACTTGTTGTCAATTCAACTGAACCGACGTTGATTAGTTCGGCCATTGACTGCCAACCCTTACCCAAAAGTTGGGTAGCGACTCGAGCCTTTTCTGCTGGGTCCTTAATACCTTTTAAGCGTTCAATGACGTTTAAAAAAGTTCCGTTGACGTCAGTTGCGCCATCTTTAGTTTTCTTAACTTCAATGCCAAGGTTTTCAAACAATTGAGGCGAAGTGCCTAAAGTTTTGTTCATTTTGCCTATGGCTGTTTGGATTTCATCGGATCCAATACCAAGGTCGCCACTGACTTCTTTCCAGCGGGACGCATCCTCAACGGCCAGACCTGTAGCGTCAGCAAATTTGCCTGACTCAATAGCCAAAGTTGCAAACGCACTGACACCCGAAAACGCAAATTTGCCAAACGCGGCAACACCTGCAGCGGCAAACAATCCAGCGTTAGCGGCCACAGTTTCAAAAGCAACTTTTGATCCAGCCTTAAATTTGCCTAGCCCACCTTCAGCATTACTAACGGCAGTTTTAAAATTGCCAAACGCAAGTTTCGCTTGTTTAATTCCGTCGCCTTGCAGATCGGTAATAATTGGTATTCGAATAGCCATTACAACACCAACCTTTTAGTCAAGGCTGAGATTTGTTTCATAACCTCATCAACGGACTGACGCATCTGGTCCTCAATTGCTCCTGCGTGTTGTTCATATGAACGCCACATGACACGGGAAGGCGTGTTAAATGCGTTCAGAGCGTCGCCAAAGCGGTTAGGGGTGCTTTTGCCTGCAATATCAAAAATGGCGGCTGCAGCGTCTTTTTGTGTAATCGTTAAAACTGCGTCTTGTTTTTTAGATAGTGACGTTGTAACGGCAACGCCTCGAGAAGCTGACGACTGATTCCACGGAAAAATTGGTCGTCCGCCAGGTGCCCATGCTCGAGTCATACCGGACAAATAATCAGAACGGTAAGCGTTTTTAGCCTCATCAACCGCAGGACGAACAATCTGTTTGGCGTCCTTAAAGAACTGCTTTTTGACTTCAGGCTGAATCTTTTGTAGCGCCTTCAAAGTGGACTCGAGTCCTTGGACTTGCATAGTCATTTGTTGCGCTCCTTCAGTATCTCTGCGACTGTCAGGAGGTCGTCAACATCAAACTCTACATCATGCGGGAAGTAGCCCGTAATGACTAGCAGCTGCGCTAGTGAGTTTCGGAAACTTCCGCTGGGATAACTTTTCCCTGCTCACTCGTCACAATCTGAATTTCCACCAGCTTGTTGACAAACGAATCAAACTCCACCGGTATGGCCTGGCCGTGTTCCGTCTGGACTTTGGCTGAGTGCCATGCCATGAACGCCATGTCCTCCATGCCAAAATTGTCGGCAAGGTCTGACGTTTTCATTTTGAACTTCCGTTCCCACGCGACAAGTGTTGCAAGCGTTGTCGTGATCGTGGCAGGACCGTAACCGATGTCGAATCGGATCGTTAACTTCATGTCGGGCTCATTTCTGTTGAGGTTTTAGATCAGGCTTCAGCCCAGGCGAACGTGCCGCCCATCAGGACTATGTTGCAGGTGGTAAGGGCTCCGAGGGCATATACGACAGGTTCCTCGGAAAGAAACGAGCCACTTAGGGTGCCTATCGGGTTTGTTGCGCTAGTAGCGGCAGATGAACCTTGGATGGTTACTGTGGCGATGACAGTGCCAACCAAAGATTTCAGAGTTGCGTAAGTCTCGCTGGCCGCAGTTGACCAGTACAGGTCAAGGCTTAAAGTGTTGTCCTGCAAACCACCGACGTATGCGATGCCAGTGCTGCCAAAGGCATTTGCTTGTAACGCTTGAATTTTGTATGACAGGGTTGCACTTGTGCACTGGTCCGACAAGTCGACTGCGCCAATTTTGACGACTGGGTTAGAGAGAACTGTTGAAGTTGCCATGACGGATCAATCCTTTTTGTTTTCG